CAAATCTAAATCTAAATATATTGGATATTGAGATACTGAACCATCTTTATGGGTTGTGTCATATAATTTTTCATATTTTTGATATTTATTATTCATCTTCTGTCTATGACTTTCAATACCTTCTTTTTCCCAGTCATAACAAACTCGGCAGTCTTTAACAGGAATATTTGAAAGCATTGATAGTCTTGCAGATTTAATGTGAGTAGAGTTAAATGCTTGCAGAGGAGATAATCCTTTACCAAAAAGATTGCCTTTATCATTTAAGGTAAAGCAGCATAAAGCATACTCACCCGAAAGATCACCATACTGATGAATCCAGGGTAATATACAACGTTTATCCTCTTGGGATTGTTCGTCCTGTGCCAGGAAAGCCTCCAAAATGAAGTTGATTGTTTCGAAGGGTGCATGCTTGGAGAGATTTAGAACAAATATCTCCTGATGAATCTGCAGCTATTTCGTTGTTAGCTGCAATTGGGTTAGTATTTGCAACTACGCCAGTAGTTGCTCCAGGAATTTGACCACCGCCAGGACCTGGGTATTGGCATTCTGGGCCTTTATACGTCCATTGACATGTGTTTTTATAATACTTACGTTTTGGAGTGACAAGTTTAAAGTATTGTAACCAAGAAATTAAACCGAAAGTCGCGACAGAATCGTTTAATTTCTCAAGTTGATCTATCTTGAATTTATCTTCAATGTAAGATTCTGAATCAGCCTCACTATTAACAATATAGAGGGGATCTCCAATCGTTACATTAGCGTCTAATTCATTTGAAAGAAAAATATAACTGTTTTCTTCAATTGCTTGAATAGTAGCTTCAGTGGTTCCAATTTTTGCTCTAACGTTATCACCAACTCTATAAGGCAGAGCATTAAACACTTCTATAACATTTGAACGAATAGACTCAATAGAGCTATATTCAGGCCAAGTATCTAAAAAATGAGCAAAAGTAGTTTTAATCTCTACTACACCGCCTAATAAGTCTCTTGTATCCATTTTTTGCTCAACCCAAGTGCCGCCGACATTTAAAGTTTGTGTCCTATCAAAAGCAGCGTTAGAAGTGCCATAATAACCAACTATATCAGCGTCATAGTCTAAACCATCAGGATTGCCTGTAGTTCCTGGGACAGTACGAGGATCAATTCCATTTACTAATTCACCGTTTACGGTCGCGGTGACAGAGTTAGAAGAGTTATTACCAGCTAAAAAAGGATCTTCAACTAGTCGAGTAATAATGTTATCTACATTAAAAATATCAAGAGTAATTTCTTCAATAGTTCCTTCTGAACCTTGAGTTAAAGTAGATGAGTTGACAGGGAAAGGTATGTAAGAAGTTCCACCAAGAGATACATTGTATAGTATATCAGAGGTTAAATCACCCACAATTTCAGCAAAACGAATAGGAAAATAATGAGGCCAAGCTCTACCTGCACCTTGTCCAGTTGGGTTGCCAGCTGCATTAGGAGGATACCACTCACCAGGATAATAAACCGAGTAGAGACGAACAATCGGATTTTGAGTAAAAGCGTTCTTTTCTGCTTTAAACCCACTAGGAGTAATTGCAGACACTGTAGCAATAGCTGTAGTAGAGTTGGCAGAAAATACATTACTTAAAAAATTAGCTGTAGTTAATAACCCGTCTCCACCAGAAGCTGTAGTTGTAACAATGGTATTAGAATGTATTATTTCAGAAGAAGAAAACTCTTGTTGAAGATTATTAAGTTTTACCTTAAGCTCATTAGTGGTAGTATTAACATTGGCAATCGTACCTGTAGTTGCAGTTGTATTACCAATCAAAACATTTGTAGTTTGAAATGGTGCAGCATTATCAACAGTTAAAATTACGTCATAAGAGCGAGCGCTCATTAGTCAAAAACCTCTTGAAGTGTGAATGATACGGTATAAAAATTATCAATTAGTCTAGAACCTACAGAATATGTCTGTTCAATTGATAAAGGTCCTTCAAATCTTGTAGTAATTGTACCACTCTCATTGATATGTGACAAGTCAAAACTGAATGATTCAAATTGTCCACTTCTTGCATTATAAAAGTTCTCTATCGCTGTTTTTTCAACCCCAGTTACTGCTGTATATGATAGTTGATAGTTACGCTTTGAACGACGAGATTTTAGCCGACGCTTTTCATACCCAGCTTGTGATGCAAATGTTGTAACATCAAATGTTCTTTGTGACTCAATACCGTTATCAGGTTTACGATCTGCCATTGAAGTAAAGCGGTCAATAGTTTCAACTGATGAATCAAATACTCTAATAGAAAGAGAATCTTCTTGATCAACAGAGCCAAGAGGCGCGCCACTTATCTGTGTTAAAGCAGATGTAGAAGTAATAGGAGCATGAGTAGCAGATTTATAACGAGTAGCATGAGAAAGTCTAACAAACGAAATATCTCCAGTCAATAACTCGGCTCCTACAGAATTGTTTGAAGCAATTGATACATCTCCACCAGTAGCTTGGTTAGCATACATTTCTGCATAAGAAACATTTACATTGTTCACATACAGCCGTAAATTAGCAAAGTTTGCATCATAAGATACTGCAACATGATAGTTAGATCCACCATTAGCATTACCACCGTAAACTTCTGTAATTTCTCCTGCAGTACTTACCACCATCCCAATATTTGAGTTTGATCCTACTAAACGAAGCACATAATAGTTAGTACCATCTCCATATCTAGCAAATAGAGTTTGATTTGATGTCATTGTTGTGCCTGTGTCAGGTTTTACCCAAGTATCAAGCGTGAATGATCGATCTTGAAGATTAAAATCATCAGATGAAGGAACTGTTAAAAAGTCGTCAACCCCATCAAAAGAGATATAAGTATCGTCTCCAAGTGTAGCATATGTAGCTGTATCATTATGAGAAACTGTGTGGGCTGATACAGATTCATCTGTTAAGTTTGATGTAAAGTTAAGCAGCAGCTTTGTTGCTGTATTGTCACCTATATCAATACCGCTATATCCAAGAGTTGTAGAAGGATAAACATAAGCATCAGAGTTTTGAAGCACCCCTGATACGAAAACTTGAATTTCCGACACAGAAGACACATTTACACTAGCTGGTAAAGCAAAAGCTTCTTGATGAGCATTAATCAAATAAGTATTACCGTTCACAACTGCAGTTGATGTATTAGAGTACTCTTGTACAAAAGTAGAGTAGGTTGAACGTGTTTGTACGAGTTTTGCTGGAATTGACACTGTTTGAAGTGTTAAGTTAGACGCATCAGGAGGAGTTGTGAATGATACAGTGGCTCCTGAATTAGATATAGAATACGAATCTGTAGCCTGTGCAACACCATCAATAAAAGCTGATACTTCACCACGATGAGACACAGCTGCTGCAAGATTAAATTCAGTTGTAGAGCCTCCAGTGCTAGAATAGGTTATTGTACTAGTTACTGGAAAAGCTGTTAAAGTTGCTGTTGCGTCATTAGGATATGTTGCCATTATTTACCTCTTCTCAATGATTTTTTAATAGAACCGTTGTTACGTAGATCACGAGTGATAATATCAAGAATTACTTTGTCGCCATTCATTTTTGGTGGAGCTACTGCTACAGTTTTTGGTGCACCTTGGTTGTTAACATTCACTGAAATGTTTGGAGAAGCTTTTCCAGTAGCATTCATAGCACCAAGTGCTGCCCCACCAATTGCTTTTGCAGCTGGACGACGAATTACAAATTCTCCTGGCTCTAAAAGTGCTGGAACTCTGTCACGCATCATACCGCCTGTAGCCATTTTAACTAAACCACCTGCTGCTAACCCAATATTGTCACCACTAAAGCCAATGCCTGCAATACTAAAACCACCACCACTAGGTGCTCCTTTTCCACTGTTATCTTTATTAATATTAGGCTGATTTCCTCCTGGAAGATTTACATCACCAATTCTTCCTGAGAAGGGGGTACCACTTGGAATGGTATAACCACCACTAAAGTTTTTATAACCGCCAAACTGCGATAGTTGAGCAGCTTGATTTATAGAAAGAGCAGGTCCTCCGCCAAATATAGAGGCAGTTTGAGGATTAAACCTATAACGACCTGTTGGAGAAGCAGCGTTGTATTCAGCAAGACTTAAGGGAGTAGACCTAAAAAGTCCTTGGTTAAAGGCTGATATATTGGCATCAATTGCTGCTTTATAGCCTGTAAATGAGGCAGTTCCTTGAGTAGTTCTAGCACCAAACACTCCACCACCAAAATCAGTTAATGCTGCGCCTTGTTTTCCAAATATACCACCAGTAACAGGATCGATGGCGCCTTCAATAAATCCTTTGGTTCTGGTAGCCTGAACTCCAAACACTTCTTCAATTTCATCAAGTTGATCTTGAAGTTCTTTAGCTACTTTTTGTGAGGAAGGTCTTGGAGGAGCTTTTTTTCCTATTCTAAAACCAGATTCAGGTAAAAATCTGCCGATATAAGGAATATACTTTAATGGGTCAATTCCTTCTGACCCTAATCCAAACGCTTCTAGCTCTTGAAGTTCTTTTCCTACAGGACCACCATTAGCCATGCCTTTTACTTTTTTACTAAATAGAGAGGCGAGTAGAATAGATTCTGCATCATCAGAGATGCCAGAATTAATCTCTTGAAGGTTAGCAAGACCAATAGCTTTTGCTCCACGACGTGATACAACAAACTCACCTGGCTCAAGTAATGCAGGAACGCGATCTCTCAGTAACCCACCACTCGCTTTTTTCTCAATTCGACCACCTGACGCTGCTGTAGTGCCAAACACAGGAACTGCTTTAACAATGCTACCAACAAGAGGATCTACAATTGTTTTACGGAAAACAGCTGCTTGAATCTCTCGTAGCATTGACCCAAGCAAATCTCTAAATCCTGAAGCAATATTTTTAAATGTAAGAGTACCTTCAATAAACGCCGTATTTAAGTCCATAAAGGCGTCAGTAAGGCCAGACTTTACTATGCCCGCAATTTCAAGATTCAATTGACGAACTACATCATATTCATCTTTCAATGATTGAAGACGAAGATCAAGAGCGTCTTCAGTAGCTGCTCTTTCAATGTCAAGTCCAAGCAATTTTGCTTGTAACTGTTCATAAGCTTTTTGTCCTAATAGGTCTTCGTTTGAGAGTTGTGCTTCAATCTGTTTGCGTTGTGCTTCAATCTCAGCTAGTCGAGCAAGCTGTGTTTGAGCGAGCGCATCGCGCTCAATTTTTTGAAGTGTTTCTGTATCAGCAAGTTTATTAGCTAGGGCTTGATCTTCAATTCCATAAATGTCACCAATCTGCTTAAGTTTTAAACCTGCAGAAGTACGCTCTGCATCGAATATTTCACCTTGAAGAGCGGCATTGCTTGTTAAAAGATTAGAAGCTGTTTTTAGAGAAGTTTCAGCGTCTGCAATAAGTTGTTTAGCAAAACTATCAGACTCAATTTGAATACCTTTTTCAGCTTTTAAAAATGCTGATAACACTTTAACAAACTCACCTTCATTTAATCCTTGAACCGATTTTAAGAAAACACTAAAACTTTCAACTTGAGCTAAATTAGCTTTATTTTGGGCTTCAAACAGAGCTTCACGACGATCTATATCATTAAGAGCGTTAGCAGCTGTTTTGAGGTCAATGTCAAAGCGTTGCTTGAGTAAATCACGTTCATTATTAATTTTTTGAATTTCAATAGCTTGTCTTTGGTCTAAAAGCTCTTTTTCGCGAAGAGTAGCTATTTCAGCCTGTTGTGTTTTTGTCTCTAAATTAAAAAGCTCTGTTAAAAGTTGAACTTTTCTTGCACCAATAACTGTAAGTTCATTTCGATAAGTTCTTTCTGCCAGTTCAACCTGTTCTTTGTAGATTTCATCTGCCTGTGCCCTTTCAAGGTCAAGCAAAGACTTTCTTAAGTCAAAAGCTTCTCTAGAAGTAGTACGAGGATCTTCTAACTGACGAGCTACA